ATCAACGCCTATCAAGACGCAAGAGATGCACTCCATCGCATATTGAGTGAAGAGAATTTGGAAATGAGATGAAGAAACACACCTTGACATACTTGAATCACTTTGGCTATGACATCAGCGACTTCATCCCTTGCGAGGTGTGTGGAACAACTGCGGTTGACATCCATCACATTGAAGCGAGAGGAATGGGAGGGAGCAAGGAAGCCGACAACATTGAAAATCTCCAAGCATTGTGCCGTGCCTGTCACACCAAGTTTGGGGATCAAAAGCAATTCAAGGAGTTCCTAAAATGCAAACACGCTGAAAAATTAATTCGGGGATAATTCGGGACAATGGCAACACAAGAAAAGCAACCACACGGAGGAAGTTTGACAAGACCGGAGAAAGGAGAAGTCCTAAATCCGCACGGCAGACCAAAGAAATTGATTACACAACTCAAGGAGATTGGGTATCACAAGAGTCAAGTTGAGGACACCGTTAACACGATGCTCACAATGTCACGCAAAGACCTTGAGAAGATTGACAAGGGCGATGAGTTCACCATCCTTGAGAGAATCATTGCTGGTGCTTTGTTGAAATCGCACGACAAGAACTCACTCTTCAACCTTGAGATGTTACTCACACGCTCACAGGGCAAACCAAAAGAAACAATTGACCAAACAATAGAATCCAAGAATTTCACAATAACTTTGAATTTAGACAATGACAACTTATCTCGGTAACGGATGGGAGAATGAGTATGGACTCAACCTATCAATCAACATCAACAAATTAAACGAAGCCATCAAGAGTGGTGAACTGGTAGTCAATCAATATGGTGATGTCCGTGTGAACTGCAATCGGATGAAAGCACCACACGAGAAGAGCAAAGCCACACACGCACTTTCAGTTCCCAAAGCACGATGAAGAAAACTTGGAGGGGGTTGGATGTTTACCCACCCATTGACGATGAGTTGAAGCTCGTTCACACATCACACGGTGAGTTCACACTTGCCCGTTACATTGACGAGATGTGGATTGACGAACACACCAACCGGTTGCTTGAGGTCGTCTACTGGATGCCAATTCCAATTCTACCGAATGAATGAGAGTAATTCAGTCAGGACATATCGGTGATTTAATCTATTCCCTTTCTGCAACAAAGAGAGCATCCGAGTTGCACGGAGAGAAGATTGATTTTCACATCGGATTTCGTGAACCGAATGGAACACCGAATCATCCGGGTGGTGGGTATTGTATGAACCCAATCTCCTATGCTTACATCAAGCCATTGCTTGAGTTCCAACCATACATCCAAAGTGTGCAGATGAACGCTCACCCCGACATCGTGTATGACTTTGACAAATTCCGAAGGCACGAACTCAACTTGAGTGCTGGTGACTTGAGAAGAAACCAATTCTTTGTTTATCCCGAATTGACTTGTGACTTGACTCAACCTTGTGTGATTGCACCTGAACCGATTGAAGAGCTGAAGGACACAATCCTTTTGAACTTTAGCACACGCTATCGGAACAATGACATCAACTACAAATGTCTCAAGGATCACAAGTGCATCTTCTTTGGATACGAAGAGGAATATCACGCATTCTGCTCACGCTTCCAGTTAGATTGTGAACACCTGAAGGTGAGAGATGCTTTGGCATTGGCACAGGTCATTAACTCCGTGAAGTTGGTGATTGGCAATCAGTCAAGTACCTTTGCACTTGCAGAGCAAATGAAAGTGAACCGAATGCTTGAGTCCTATCATCATTGCCCGAATGTGATTCCGATGGGAGGAGTCGCTTACGATTACAACAAGAACTACACCTTTCAAAAGATACTAAATGAACTTATTGATATTAACTGACGGAATGAATGGTGTGGTTTATCACCGCATCTATACACCGCATCTTCGTTTGCAGTTGGACGGACAAGCAACAATTGATGTTTGCCAATCTCAAGAGGAATGGATGACGGTTGACTTCTCCAAATATGACCTTGTTGTTTTCTCACGATGGTTGGGCAAATACCAATACGATGTGCTGAAGCGGATCGCTGATGCCAGGAAACCCTATGTCGTGGACATTGATGACTATTGGGTACTCCCCAAATATAATCCAGCATATTGGGCTTATCGCAAGGGAATCAAGAACGCCATCAAGGATGCCATCCACTATGCGGATGCCGTCATCACCACAACTCCGATGTTGGCAAAAGAGATTCGGTTGCTGAACGAGAATGTCTATGTTGTGCCGAACTGCCTTGACTTAACACATAATCAATGGTCGCAAGTTAAGCAGAAAAATGAGACGGTGAAGATTGGATGGGTGGGAGGAATCACACACGAGGAGGACTTGAAGCTCATCGCTGATGACATCAACGCTATGGATGTGGAGTTCTACATCGTTGGCTACACTCCGAGTGAGCATTGGAACAACATCGTCAAACTGATTCCAAAAGCCAAGATTGTGGAAGGCACAAGCGTGTGGGAATATGGAGAGGTTTACAAGCACTTTGACTTCGTACTTGCACCGCTTCAGGACAACCACTTCAACCAATGCAAGAGCGAACTGAAGATTGTGGAGGCAGCAGCGTATAGCATCCCTATCATCTGCTCTGCGGTGTTCCCTTACCTATACCACGCATCAAACGATGGAGTGATATTCACCAACAAAAACAATTGGAGAGCATCCATTGAGAAACTCATTCACGCTGGTCACTCGGTTCGTCAATCTATGGGACGGAGTAACTTTGACTATTGCAACACCTATCACAATTTGGAACTGCACAACCTTACCCGGTTGGCGGTTTACGATAAACTATGCAAATAAATTACAAGCGACCATATGTGACCAGTTACCAACAAGCCATCCTTGATTGTGAGGAGAGGTTTACGATAACGGCAGCGTCTACCAAAACAGGCAAGACCGCATCGCACATCATATGGTTGTTTGAACAAGCTCTCAAGTGCAAGGAGGGACAATCAGTTTGGTGGGTTGCACCTGTATACCAACAAGCGGAGATTGCATTCCGAAGGATGAAAACACAAGTCACCGATGTCAACTTCTTCCAAAGCAACGAGACCAAATTACTGCTCACCTTACCAACAGGATCACGCATTGAGTTCAAGTCAGGGGAGAAACCCGACAACTTGTATGGGGATGATGTGTACGCTGCCGTCATTGATGAGGCATCTCGTATGCGTGAGGAGTCGTGGTATGCTATGCGTTCAACCCTAACTGCCACACAAGGCAAGTGCAAGTTGATTGGGAATGTCAAAGGCAAAAAGAACTGGTTCTACAAATTGGGAGAAAGGGCAAGGAGCGGAGAGAGTGACTATCGCTATTTCAAAATAACCGCATACGATGCAGTCAAGGAGGGGATTCTCAAACTTGAGGAAGTAGAACAAGCAAAGCGTGACCTTCCTGAAAATGTATTTAATGAGTTGTATCTCGCAGAACCAGCGGATGACAAGACCAACCCTTTCGGTATTGACAACATCCGCAAATGTTACCGACCTGTCTCAAGGGGTACGGTTGTTGCTTGGGGGATTGACCTTGCAAAATACTCGGATTATACCGTCATCGTTGGATTGGATGCCAACAATCAATGTGCATATGTTGACCGATTCCAAGCGGATTGGGGCATTACCCAAGATAGAATCATTCGGTTGATTGGAAACACTCCAGCGTTCATTGACTCAACAGGTGTAGGTGATCCTATCGTTGAACAAATCCAAAGGGTATGTCAAAGAGTCAAGGGATTCAAGTTCACATCACAATCCAAGCAACAACTAATTGAGGGACTCGTTCTCTCCGTTCAGCAGAACTCGGTGTTCTTCCCTGAAGAACCAATCGGCTCGGAGATGGAGAACTTTGAGTTTGAATACACAAGAACTGGTGTGAGATACACCGCACCATCAGGACTTCACGATGACTGCGTGATGGCTCTCGCATTGGCGGTGGATTGCAAGTCACACAATAGACCAGGAACTTTTTACTTTGCCTAACTCGTTACAAATTGAAACGCTATGAAATGGAATAACATAACAATTTACCAACTGCAAGAGATTCACTCTTGTCGTGATATGTCTCACATTGAGAAAACAATGAACACCCTTGCCATCGTCAAAGATTGGTCAATGGACAAGGTGGAGTCAATGCCGATTGATGAGCTGACAAAAGAACTGAAGAAGTTGGAGTTCTTAAACACGCTACCAACCGACAAGGTGCGATTCTCATTCCGACATCGTGGAAGGCGTTGGAAGTTGGCAAAGACAACAAACGAGATTTGCGGTCACCACTTCATTGAATTGCAACAAGTATTCAACGGTGATATGATTGAGTCCCTTCACAAAGTGATGGCGTTGCTGACTTACGAGGTGGACTTGTTGGGACGGACAAAGAAGGTCACGGACGCACAGGCACACTATCAAGAGAAGTGTGAATTGTTCTTGTCGCTTCCAGTTACCACCGCCTATTCCTATGCAGTTTTTTTTTCGGCAGTTTATCCCAAGTTATTGGAAACTATCCTAACCTATTTGAAGGAGGAGATGAACCAATTGAGCAAGGAAGCGTAAGTCCATTAGCGTGGTTGGAATTAGTTGACAAGATTGTCAAAGGGGATCGGACAAAATGGGACACCATCTTACAGATGCCGTTGATTGAGTTCCTAAACACCATCGCTTTCTACAAGGCAAAGACCAAAGAACGGCAGAAACGATTGGAGCAGTCAGCAACAAAGGGATTCAACGCCTATGTTGTGGCGTGTTTGA